TTCCCGTTCCCGTCCTGTTCGGCTTTCGCGACTATTTTTGTACCATTTAATAAATCATCTATACCTTCTCCCGTGTCTCCTTTTTCGCCCTTAAAATTCGCCGCGACGCTGCCGCACGTTATATTGTCCCCGCTCACCGCCGTGATTTTACGCAGGTCGCCATTCGGGAACACGACGCTATCTCCGACAAGCGGCGTAAGCCCAATCGGTGTAAGCGTCGATTTTGTAATGCTTGTTGCCGAGCTCGCGGTTGAATAGAAAATACCGCCGCCCTGCACACGTCCAAGATTTACCGTTGACATTTGTGCACCTCCTTACTCAAACGTAGCGATGAGCTCTCCGTTTTCGTTCACGGAAAACGTCGGCGTTTTTCCGTCATCTCCCGTATCGCCCTTATCGCCTTTCGGAATCACGAAATTTAATACTGCTGCGCTGTTGCTCCCCACGTTCGTAACCTGCGCCTGCGAACCTGCGACTCCCGTCGATACCGTTCCCACCTGAACGGTTGCAGCCGTCCCTGTATCGCCCTTGTCTCCGTCATCACCTTTGTCGCCCTTCTCTCCTTTTAACCCAGCAAAGTGGAACGCGAAAACCTTGGCGGTATCAGGCCCGCTCGCTGTAACAGTAACGGACGGCGTGCCCGTTGTAGGATCGACTTCTGCCGTAGGAGTTCCGAAGCCCGCCGCAGCTCCCGTATCGCCCGTTTCTCCTTTTTCGCCCCTTTCACCCTTGATACCCTGCGCACCTGAAAGGTCGCATAAAAAGGTGTATGCCGTATCACCCTTGACATAGAGGCGCGCATTTTCTTCGTCGTCCACGTCTCCCGTGTCAATGAGAACAAAGCCGTAAAGCGGAACATTGTCCGTTTCATAGCCTGCGTTCATGGCAGCAACGCTATCGTAGGTTTTCTTGATCTGAAAGCCCTCACCCTGCGCACCCCTAATGTTACCTTTCAAAAGCCATTTGAGCGTGTTATCAACGGGCGAGTATTGATACACATTCCCATTGCTCGTGTTGAGATACATATCGAGCTTGATTGGCACATATCCCGCCGAGGTCAACGCCGTTGCAATCGCTGTATCGGTGTCCGCCGTACCCGTATACCACATAGAGCCCTTTACTCGCCCCAAATTTACTGTCGTTGTAGGCATGGTCTATTTCTCTCCTTAATATTTGATTTTCACCGACAAGCTGCCGTATTCGTCGATTCCGTAATTCACGTCATCGTCTGCCGCGTCAGCCTTTATTTGCAAGAGATTTCCGTTTTCAATCGCAAAACTGTAAACGTCGTCACCCTTTGCACCGATCTTTCCGACGGAATAGAATGAAGCCGAACTCCCGCCCGCAAAATTCAACGTAACCCGCGTCCAAAGAAAATGTCCCTCTTGTACATCAGGAACGGCGGTGAACCACTCCCCCGTTGGAGGAGTTGTCCCACTTACCCCCTCCTGATATTCGATCGCTGTTGAGGATATGCTGTTGTTTTCTGCGGTTTCCGCCGCGTCTTTTGCGTCCTCCGCCGTCTCTTTTGCCGTGCTTATATCCAACGCAAAAGCATTGATGATTGCCTGCAACGAGCTCAAATTCTCCGCTGCGGCGGATCCGTATGCCTGCAAATACTCCGCAAAGTTTCCGTTTTTGAAAGCGTCGCAGAGGTCTTGCAGACTGTATTCTTCTGTTTCGTTAGTACTGTCAAGCCCCGTCAGAATCAGCTTGATGTATTCCGCCGCGTTGTCGCCGCTCAATGCGTCCTGAATGGCATTGATTTTGTCGGCGAGCAGCTTGCTCAACTGATCAAACCACAGTTTGAGAGCCGTCGGAGACAGCCCGCCAACGCCATACGACGCCGCAGCGTTCGGCTTATCGGCGAGAGATACAACGCCTTTCGATTTCAGCTCGGCAGGTGTTATATTCGTGAGTTTTTTCAGACTCATGTGTATAGCCTCCCTTTAATTTTTGAGCCGTCCGACAACACGGTAGCGGAACGAAACGTAATACAGAGAAAATGGCTTCATGTATTCATCAGAGTAGATGTAATACTGCTTCTCAACCCACTTTTTCTCTTTTTCCTTGATAGCGAACAGGCTCTGTTCTGTCGTGTTGAACGTAAAGTCCGTAAAGTCCATATCGTCGAACGAGAAAAGACTGCTGTTGATACGCGCGATCTGCTCGTAAGCCTTTCTGTTCGTTCTGACCTTAATTTTTGCAGCGGATGAGCTCAACGATTTTGTCTTGATGACCGTCGATTTTTTGATCGTGCTTTTCGTCAGGTGCGGAATGTCGCAGCAGTCCATTTTTGTGGCGCACCCGCTGTAAATCGTCCGCTCGTCAAAGGTGTAATACTGCCTCGGAATCTCGCCCTGACTGTTCCGCATGTCGAAGTTGAACGAGCAGACGACACCATTCTCCGTGCCGAAAAAGATATTGTCAAACATACTCTTGACGGTCGTCGCCTTACGGAATACGCCGCCGATATGATTGCCTTTCCCCTCGCATAGGTACGCCTCATATCCCGTCAAATCGCCTGTGAAAAAGTCGTACACCTCATGCACGGTAAAATACACGCCGAGGGTGTAGTTTTCCTCTCCAATCTGAACGGTAACGCCCTCGTCGAAAACCTCCGTCGTCGCGTTCCCGCTGTCATCGGGCGCGTTCACGACAGTTCCCGTGAGGTCTTTCGTCTCGTTCGTGTCGGCGTAATAGACGGCGTTCGCAAGTTTTATCGGCAGCGCGACGATGTTATCGTCGTTCCCGCAGGTGCAGTATTTTGCGCCCTTTTTGCACTTCGCGCAATAATGCACGGTCGCCCCTTGCAGCTCGTCGAAAATAGAGCTCGAATAGGTGTACTCGGGATATTGCCCGTCGTACACACCAACGCCCTCGATGTAGTACCACTCGTATTGTGGAACGCCGATGTCGTGCGTGTAACGCTGCCTGCTGTCCGCCATGAAGATGTTGCCGTCCACGAGCAGCAGCAAATAGCCGTTCCACTCCTCCAAGACCGCCGTATCCAAATTCATGTTCACGAGCTTTGCGTCAATTAGGCTCGACCTATGCTCAACCGCTCGCTCATACCGAACAGAGAGCTGCCCGACGCCCTCGACGCCGAGGCGGGAGACGAACACGGGATCGTCCAAGAAGTTGATACACGCCCCGAGGCAGCCCGAGCCGCTCAACCCCTGCTGTGCGGGGTAAATGCGCGGCTGTATGTCATTGCCCGAATCGGTCGCCGTGTGGAAGTACGTCAAGCCGTCCTGCTGTGTATCGCCTTTGAGCACCATGAGCGTATCTGCAACGACCACCATGCCCGTGATAGGCGATATTCCCACGCCGTCCTGCATATAGTTCAGAACACCGAAGTACGACGGATCGGCAAAGCCCGTGCTGTTCCGCCCGCAGTAAAAAACGTGATTAGGATAGCTCGGGTTTCCTGAAAGAAAGACGCGGTTATCGTAGATAGCAGCAAGCGTGCAGTCGGTGATGAGCGTTGCGATGTTGTCCGTCTCCTCTGTTACGCCTGAAACGCTCGTGTATGTCTTTTTCGCTGTTACCTCTATACCCGCGTAAAATTCGGGGTACATGACATTCTCTGCGCCGTCCGCTCCTGCCACCTGCACGACGTCCTGCGGCTTTGAGGGAGCCGTTGTAAACTTGATGACGCCGTTTGCAAGGTCTGCCGTGTAATCGGTACCCGCAGACTTGACGACGCCGTACACCTTGACCTCCGACACCTCATCGAGCAGGTTTTCGTTCAGATAGAAGTCCGTCGTCGTTCCGTCTGCGATAAACGTGTGTTTGAACTTCGGCTGCAACATATTCCGCTGTTCGTATTCGGTGCCGATGTCGGCGTTCTCGCCGCTCGGAACGATGTTGATATATGTCGTCGGGATGTATGCACTGTCAATGACCTTGCCGACCGTGCTACCGTCATAGACGAGATAGTTTTTCCCGTCGATGATGTACAGCCTGTTGTTGAAAATAAAGGACGCGCTTTTGCGATTGTTCATATCGCTGTAAAGGGCGTCCTGCGTCTCGATTACACCCTCTTTGTACGTTATATTGAGCCGTTCTCCCTCGGTCAGCGTGCTGCTTGCATAGGTGAGCTCGTGCGTTTCGGAATTGTAGCTCACCGTCGGCGTCAGATCATCGCCGCTGATAGTGGCAAGAGATACAACCTCGCCGATGTTTTCCGAAAGAATCTGCTTAAACGTATGGGTGCCGTTTATAGTCGAAGTCGGAGCAGGCACCTCGATTATGTCCGTGAGAACGACGTTGACCGTGTTCGGATAGTTCGCCCACAGATAGAGCTTGCTGCCCGCGTGAATAAGAACGTCCGTAACGGTGTTCCCCTCCGCGTCCTTATGCGCGAAGTTGAAAATGCCGTAAATCTCGTTTGCCTCGGGCAGAACAACGCGCCGCCTGAAACCCGCAATCGTCTCGATTGCCTGCCCCTGCCCCGATTGATAGTCCTTGAACATATTAACCATGTAGGCAAGACGCCGCTCGTGAACTTGCGTATGGTCGCTTGAAAAGTCCACGCCCCGAAAATCACCGTAATAGCGATTATAGACATCTTTCTCGGTCAATAGGTTTTTGCTCGTTTTGTATGCCATGCTGATTTACCACCCGTTTGTACTCTTTATCAAGACAGGCGCAGTATTCTTGTGTGAGACCACGATCTCCTGCACACGCTCTCTGTAAAGCCCCATGTAATACTCGGACTTTTCGGGCTCGTCCTCGATCCACACATACGCAGCGACAAGCAGAGGCATGAGCGAGCAAAGCTCCTCGTCGAGGTCAAGCTCCTGCGTGTCCTCCGTCGTTGCGCCCGTGTTTTCAATCGCGGTCGGGCGGTGCTCATAGAGTACCTTATACACGCCGCGCTTGTCGTAGGGCAGCAGTATGATACTGTCGCCCTCCTGCTCGTACTCCTGATTGAGCAGAGTGTTTTCCTCCTCCTCTTTGATAGGAGGGCAACACAAAGCCATGAAGTCGGAAACGAGCTTTTTTACATCGTACCGCGTATATGCTGCATAAGCGGGAATGTCTGCCAACTCGCCGCTGTACAGATACTGATACAAAGCCACGTTTTTTATGGAGTACAGATACTCGCCCGTAAAGCGCAGCCGAATACGCCCGCTCACAAACTCGCCATGCTTCTTGATAAAGCCCTTGTACGACACGAAAGTCTGATTCGATTGCAGCGGAATTTCGCCGAAAATACTCCACTCCTCCGTGTCCGCATTGTACTTTTCAAGATACAAAACGCCGTTCCCGTCAGCCTCGAAGTAGTACGCCTTTGCGTCCTCTGCCTCAAAAGTAATGTCGTCGGTTTTTTCAATCGGCGAAAATGTATTCTCGCTTATCAGATTAACAAGCGGTTTGTGATTGATAACGCAATGCCTTATTGCAGGTCTGACCTTGCAGACCTGCAACAGAGCACGATTTGCCGCGAAGTAAAACCTGTCGCTATCTTCGAGAGTGGTCTCAAAACCCAAATGTGCTGTCTGCAAGTAAAGCTCGGCTACATTCATGACCTACCTCCCGTTATGCTCGCGCCCTTACAGCGCGGTGGCGTCAGAGAGCGACGAGGCGTTCACGGCGAGGGCGATATGCTTCCATGTGTTGAAACCGACACCGAAACGGCAGTACCCATTCCAGAAGTAGTTGCGCGTGTGCTTGTCGATGTCGCTCGTGATGTCGAGCGGGACGCGGTTGTAGAACATATTGCCGAGCAGGTTTTCGTTTGCCTCTTTCGACATAACCATGAACCTGTCGTCGGTCGTCTCCCAGCCGTCGAGGACGACGAGCGTCCAATTCCCGTACTGCGTGTTGATGTCGTTGTAGTCGCTGCCGACCGTGCGCTCGGAGCCGATGACTTTCTTCATCATGTTTTCGAGCTTCGGGCGATTGCAGGGAACGACCACGATGTCGGCGACGTATTCCATGACCTCGCCGTTTTCGTCCTTGAAGTTGCGCACCTTGTTGGCGAGGACGCCGAGAGCCTCTTCGAGCGTAGCGGCGGAGTCGGTGATCGTGCCGTAATAGTAGTTGCTCTGTGTCTTGCCTTTCATCTTGTCGGTGAAATACGGGTGCGACTTATGGAACAGAGGCAGCGCGTCCGCGCAGGTCAAATCGACCTTTGCTCTGTTGAATGTCATCGTCTTGCTCGTGCCGTTGATGAGTGCCTGCGCCGCGATCTTGACGCGCGTGTTGTAGTAGGCACGGACGAACTTGCGGGGCTTGTTCTTCATGTCGGCACCGATACCGAACTTCGCGTCGTCCGCCATTTTTCGGGTAATGGTGAACTCTTTGGCGAACTCGATGTGCTCGATCGTCTTTTTGAACGTGGGCTCCACGTTGTCGTTCTCTGCGCCCTGACCTTCCTGCTTACTCATGAACGTTGAGAAATCAGACTCGCCCATGATCGTCTCGGCGTATCTGTTGGACTTCTCCACGTTGAAAAGGGTATCGAGAATGGTCTTGCGCTTCTCGCAGATGTTGGACTCGTTCTCGATGAGTGCTTTAATCGGGTGCTCGAACTTCCCGAACATAGGATCGTTCTTGCCCGACATTGCGCTGTAAATGAAATTCGACATTGTTGTCTGTACCTCCCTTTATACGATTCTGACAACGATAACATCGCCCGCAGCCGCTGCACCGTTGAGGCTTTCAACCGTTACAACGCCGCTCGCGGTCGTCGCCGTTACCTGCAAACCGTCCGTGTGCAGGGTTACTTTGCTGCCCTCAACGAGGCTCGTAGGAGCCGCCTGTACGGGCACCTCGTAGAGCTGATTCGGCTCCACGCGCGCTACGGGGATAAGACGATTCGTCGCGTCCGCCGCGCAGTCTGCCATAGCGATAAACTCGGGCTTTGCCGTGGCTCCGCACTTCGTGAGTTTTCCGCTTGTGAGAACGAGAGCCTCGCCCATTACGACCGCCTCACTTGCCGTTACTTCATGGAAAACGGGCTCGGGCACGTTCATTCTCGCGTTCTCTATCTTGATGAGTTTGAACATAGAAAAATCTCCTTTTTATTTTTTTGCTGATTCTCGGTAGAGCCTGCTGATTTCCTTATCGGTCAGATTCGGAAACAGATCTCTCCACTCGCGGAGCTCCTTTTTCGAGATAGCGATACCGTCATCTTTGGAGCCCGCAGGCACGGCAGATTTGAGATGAGCTTTCGTTTCGTTTAACGACTGCTGTTTCGTCGCTGCCGCGACGCTCTTGCGCACGCTGTCGGGGTTTGCCGCAGCATACGCCTCTTTCGGGGACAGCCCCAAGTCTCTGAATCTCCCGAATTTTGCGAGATTTTCGATTTCTCGGAGAGATTTCATTCCTCGGGTTTCGGGGAACTCGCGCTGAATCTCCGCAAAGTCAGACTGCATTTTCTTCTCGAACTCTGCCTGTTGCAGGAGTTTTCTCGCAGCGTCATCACGTTGGCTCTCTGCCTTTTTCTTCCGATATTCGTCAAGCGACATATCGTCCGACTCGGCAGCCACTTTTTCGAGCCCCTCCAACACATTGTCCGACTTTACACCCAGCTTTGCGAGCGTGTCCGCGCTTTGCGCTTTGAGAGCGTCAAGCTCTTTTGTCAGAGCCTCGATCTGCGCGTCTTTCTCGTCTTTGCCCTCGGGTTGGGTTTCGGGTTTCGGCGTCTCCTTATCCTCGTCATCGGAGCCGTCCTCTCCCTCGTCCTCGTCGTCCGTGTCATCATCGGTATCGGCGGTGTTATCGTCGCCGTCCTCGTCCTGATCTTCGTCCTCGATTACGTCGGGGATAATTATATTCCCGTCGTCATCATACTCGAACTCGTCGTCCTTTTCGGTATCGTCGTCAGCTTCTTCGCCCTGAACGCCACCCTTTTCTTCTTCGTCGAGGTCGATATTCTTCTCTTTTTCCATAATCGTCTGCTCCTCCTTTCAAATTTTTTGAGATAGATTACTTCTTGCCGCTTTTTCCGCTCCGAAGGTCATTGCCCTTTACGACCGTAGCCTTTGGCGAATCGGAGCCCACGGACTTGGGTGCCTTGATAATGCCGCCCTTGTTCGTTGCAAACCTGTTATCTCTGCTCGGTTTCATAAAAGCTGTCTCCTCCTTTTTCAGATTTTTGAGAAACAAAAAAGCCCTATCGCCACTTTTGGCAAATAGGGCTCTGTCTCTCGGGACTTTGGCACAAAACAATGTTTACTGTGCATTCGCACAAGCTATTCAGTTTTCACGTTCCACAGCTTGCCGCATTTCCTGCACTTGAACGTCAGCCCGTCAATCTTGCTGCTTTTATGCAAACCGACGCGGGCGAGCTTCTCTTTACAATGAGGACAAACGATATGCGTAATATCAGATTTCACAGCAGGCGTTATGCTCAACATCTGTTTGTGTACCTCCTATTATCTATGATAACATAGATTAAACGCCGTTTAGTCGCAATTTATAATAAAAAACGGGGGCACATCGCAGCATGATAGCAGTGAATTGTCAAATCAAGTGCAACACTCAGAGAGATTTCGTTCAAATAAATCTTGCGGTGTGTGGTAGTGCAAAACTTTCTTTGGCCTGGCGTTTATAAGCGCCAGGTTCTTTTTTAATGTTGCAGGGCTCACCCTCGAAAGGTTTCTTCCCTTGGGGTAAAATTCTCTTAATAATCCGTTTAAGTTTTCATTTGTCCCTTTCTGCCAGGCACAATACGGATCTGCGAAGTACATATCACAGTGTAGGGCTTTCTCTATCTCTCTCCAACAGGCAAACTCGCTGCCTCTGTCACAAGTGATCGTCTTTACCGCTTCTTTGGGAAACTCGGAAAGCGCGTCTATGATCGCTTTCGCCATCGTTTCACCTTTTCTGTCAGGGATTTTAATTGCGATATAATATCTTGTCTTTCTCTCCGCAAGTGTTGCAAAACATACTTTGCTTTTTCCTTGCCCAGACACCACCGTGTCCGCTTCCCAATGTCCGAACTCTTTGCGCTTATATACGCTTTTATCCCGTTTCCGTATGCTTTTCCCCGTTGTGAACCTTCCGCCGTTCCCTGAACGTTTTCTCGTCTTTCCTTTCCTGCGCAGGTTTTTCAGGGTGGAACGCAAGTATCTTTCATCTATCCAGCGGTAGATTGTCTTAAACGACGGCATCTTCATCCCGCACGGCGTGTTCGCTATCTGCTCCGGCGACCATGTTTGGGATAACTTTTCGTCTATGTACTCCAACACCTCCTGTTTCCAGAACATCCCGCGGTGGCGATAACTGTTGCGTAAGTTACTTTTCTTTTGTGCCGTATGCGGATAGTATCTGGGTATATCCCTGAAAAACGTACAATTCCGTCTTAACTCCCTTGATACCGAGCTGACGTTTCTTCCGAGCAATCTTGCGATTTCCCTATAACTTTTCCCTTTGACATAGTATTCTCGTAGACAACAGCGCTCTTCTATGGTAAAATGGTGGTAGTTCATACAGATCTCCTTTGGTGTAAAATTTGTTTCGCAACTCTATTTTACCACAGATTTGTATGAACTCCTTTTTTTCCCTCATCTGTTGCACTTAATAGTATAATTCACCGGGCAAACAAAAAAACACCCGAAAC